CTGATCAATCAACAGGTTCCAGAGTTCGTATTAGAACAACACCCTAAATTTTTAGAGTTTGTCAAAACGTATTACACGTTTATGGAATCAGCGGAGTTAGGTGTAACTTCAGTTCAAACAACAGATGGTATTTTATTAGAAACTGAAACTGCTCAAAATAATGAATTACTTTTAGATGGCTCACGTTTAGATACAGATAGAACACAATTAGATGCTGGTGATAAAGTTATTTTAGAAAGTTCTACTTACGGTAAGTTCACTAGAGGCGAAACAATCACAGGTCAAACTTCAAACGCAACTGCAACTGTACTTGCTGAAGATTTAGATAACAATAGACTTTTTATTTCAGCGCAAGATAAGTTTATAGATGGTGAAGAAGTGGTTGGCACTAGTTCAAATGCAACAGCGATTATCAATAATTACAAACCTAATCCTGTAACCAATATACAAGACTTATTAAATTTTAGAGATCCTGATAGAGTAATTTCAAATTTTTTAACAAAATTTAGAAATGAATTTTTAAATACTTTACCTGAAACATTAAATTCAGGTGTTAGTAAAAGAAATCTAATAAAAAATGTAAAATCTTTATATCGTGCTAAAGGAACAAGTAGAGGACACGAATTATTTTTTAGATTATTGTTTGGATTAGAATCAGAAACATTTTATCCTAGAGAACAAGTATTAAGAGTATCTGATGGAAAGTGGGATACAAATAAAGTTTTAAGAGCAATTGCAACAATAGGAAATACAGGAAGTTTAATTGGTAGAACAATTGAGGGAGAAACTTCAGGAGCAACTGCGATTGTAGAAAATGTATTTAAATTTCAAATAGGTGCAAATGAAGTAACACAATTTATTTTAAACGAGGATACAATACAAGGTACTTTTCAAATAAGTGAAGTAATTAGAGGTACAGCATCAGATAATGATGATTTATACATCAAAGCAACAGTAACAGGTATTCCTTCATCAGTATCAATAACTAATGATGGAAGTTTATATAACACTGCTGATACAGTTACGGTTACTGGTGGTGGACAAAATGCAATTGTTCAAGTTGACGCTGTAGGTCGTGGTGGTATTACAGAATTTATAATTGGATCAGGCGGTTCTGGTTATGAGATTGGTGATGATATTATATTTGACAATACAAACACAGGTGGTGGATCAGCGAGAGCAAAAGTATCAGTTGTTAATGGCGGTCTAACGCAAGAAACATCATCATCAACAACAGAAGATCATATTGTATTAGAAGATGAAACAACTAGAGGTGATGCATATACAGGAAATAAAATTGTACAAGAAAGCGGTACAGGTTCTGGTGATGTTACAGATATACGTATTATTTCTAGTGGAAATAATTATCAGTCTTTACCAGTTGTAGAAATAAGCGATACCAATGGATCAAGTGCAATAATATATGCTTATGGTACTGAAATAGGTAGAATTAGTGGATTAAAAATTATTGAGTCAGGTGAGGGATATGAAGCTTCACCTTCTCCGCCATCTTTAATTTTACCAAGTTATTTAATAGTATCTAATGTGTCAGGTTCTTTTATTATAGGTGAAAATATTACAGGGATAGATTCTTCTTCAACATCTATTACTGCTACAGTAGTATCATATTCAGCAGACACAGGTGTATTAAAAGTTTCAAGTCCAACAGGACAGTTTGCTGAAAAAACAACTATCACTTCAGATGGTGGTACTACAGCAATTGTTGAAAAAAATGATTTAGGTGTAGCGTCAACTACAATCGGAGCAATAGTTGATACATCAGGAACTTACATAAACCAAGATGGTCACGTTTCAGAAACATCAATGAGAATACAAGATAGTTTATACTACCAAGATTTCTCTTATGTTATCAAAGTTGGTCGTACAATAAATGATTGGCGAGATAGTTTTAAAAAGACAATGCACACATCTGGTTTTTATTTTACAGGTCAAGTTAATATAGAAACTTCTGTAGATGCTCAAATTCAAAGTATAACAGGTGTTAATAGTGGTAAAGTTTACGAACAAATTGCTTTAATTGTAAATACTTTATTCTCTACAATATTTGGTAGAAGATTAGGAACAGTAGATGATGGAACTACTTTAAGAACAAATCCAGAATTAGGTGTTGATCCAGATTTTGATGATTCAACAAGTGAACACTTTACACCTAATACAAGAGATTTAACTTTAAGTAGATCAATGACATTGAAAATACCTTCATTTCCAAAAATTAATGTTAGAGGTAATGATTTAAATTTTGGTTATGCTTGGGCAGGTCCTCGAATGAAATCACTATCTTTAAATAGTAGAAATCAAGCATTTACAAGTATGTTTGGTGGTAATCACCCTAATGTACAAACAGGTCCCGCAGGAGGAGCAACTGATAATAGAACATATGTACAACCTATGAAATTAGAGAATTGGGCGAATCATAGATTGACGTTATTAAATGATACTAATTTAGATGGAGAAGTAGTACAAATAAGAGATTTAGCAAATGATGACTTAAAAACTTATATTGCTTATCCTACTAGTATTACAGTATCTACACCAGCTTTTTCTTTTGATGAATCAACAACAACATTTGATACAACATCTAAAACTTTTGATAAAGTAAGTCCTTAATATGTGTATAAATATAAGAAAATAAGGTAAAAAATGGCAAAGCAAACAATTAATATTGGAACAGTCGCAGATGATGGAACAGGCTCTACTATTAGAGTTGGGGGAGATATTATCAATGACAATTTTAATGAGTTATATACAAAGTTGGGTGATGGTTCAACTTTATCTAGTGCAGATTTTGTAACAGATACAGGAACATTTACTTTAGAAAGTAAAAGTATTGATTTAGCAACGAATACAATAACTGGAACAACAGCAGAATTTAATACAGCATTAAGTGATGGAGATTTTACAACACTTGCTGGATCAGAAATTTTAACAAATAAAACTATTAATGGTTCTAATAATACCATTACAAATTTACCAAATTCAGCATTAACTAATCCTGCAATAACATTTACAGATGGTTCTACTTCCACAGATATTAATTTAGGTGGTACAATAGCATTTTCAGGAACATCTAATGCAGTTGAAATTAACGAAAGTTCAGGAACATTAACTTTTAGTTTATCATCTTCTATTTCTACAGTTACAAATATAACATCATTAACGACATTAGGTGCAGAAACAATATCTAATGCATCAGGTAATTTAAATATAGATTCTGCTACTAATATTACAGAATTTTTAGGAAACGGAAGTGGAAGTGTAGGCGCAATAAAATTAAATTGTGAACAAAATACTCACGGTCAAACAATAGTTCCACAACCACACGTAGAGGGAGTAACTAACACTTTAACTTTACCTGGTGGAGGAAATCAGGAATTAGTTGGAACAACTGACACCCAAGAGTTAACAAATAAAACTATTAATTTATCACAAAACACTTTAATCGGTATTGGTAATGAAGTAAATAATGTTTTTAGTGATGGAACAGTTACACCTGGAACTACCATTGCTGATGGAAATCCATTATTAGAAAGTGATGGAACAACAACATTATTACTTTCTATAATAGTTTCAAATGGATTTTCAAAAATAAAAGTAGAATGGGATGGTACTGCTTACGATAATGTAGATTCAACTTCTGAAGCACCTATTACACTTCAAAGAAAAGTCAATAGTGGTTCGTTTGTAAATGTTAGAATGTTTACAGTACCCGCAAATGATGCAAGTCTATTTGGTAGACATTTTATGACAGTTGATACTCACGGAGCGTCAATGGGTGATACTGTACAGTATAGATTAATAAATTCAAGTAGTGCAAATAGTTACGGTGGTAATGGATTACGACAATACTTTGGTGTTGCAGGAGATACTTTTACTGCGAGAGAAGTATAATTATGATAGAATATTCATTAAAAACCATTATAAATATGATTAGAGGAATTAACAAAATATGCCAGCAATAGTAACAAATAAATTTAGAATCCATAACTCAGAACAGTTTACGGAATCTTTTTCAGAATCATCACCAAATATCTATTATATGGGTATTGGAAGACCACAAGCTTTTGGTACTTTAACAAGAGGTGATGGAAGAACAACAAATGAGGGAAGTGATACAACTCCACTAACACCTGTTGACTCAATACAAGATGAATATTATTATTTTGATGATATGTTAGCAGCAAAAAGAATTACTAGTTCAGATATATCGTATGTAATTCCTAGAAGAAACTGGACTGCTGGAACAGTTTACGACTATTATAGACACGATTATGGTAATAGAATTACAGGAACAACTACGACACAAACTGGAGATAGTGGTGCAGCATCATTATGGGATGCAACATTTTACGTTTTAACATCAACTTATCAAGTATTTAAATGTTTAGATAATAATGGTGGCGCAGCGGTAACTTCTGGTAATGAACCATCAGTTGCTGAAGGTACAACTACTATTCTAACAACTGGAGATGGTTACAAGTGGAAATATATGTACACTTTAACTGCTGCTCAACAAACAAATTTTTTATCTACTGACTTTATGCCAGTATCAACTAATACAACTATTTCAAATGCCGCTGTTGATGGTGGTATTGATATAGTAAAAGTTAAAACAGGTGGATCAAGTTTTTCATCAACAGGTTCTACAATCACAGGTATACCAATTCGAGGTGATGGTACAGGTGGTGAAGTAACTGTAACACTTACAGGTGATGCAATATCTTCTGTAACTGTAACTTCTGTTGGTTCAGGTTATACATTTGGTTATATTACAGATAGTGATATAAACGCTGGTACAAATTCAAATGGTACAGGTTCAGGTTCAGAATTAGATGTAATTATACCACCAAGAAATATTACTGCTGCAGGTTCTGCTTATGGTGGACACGGTGCAGATGCTGTAAAAGAGTTAGGTGGTTTTTATGTAATGTTAAATACTAACTTTGAAGCAAGTGAGGCAGCAAACTCTGGTGACTTTACTACTGCAAATGATTTTAGACGAGTATTTTTAATGAGAGATCCAATATCAGGCGGATCTGCTGCAACAGCAAATACATTAAGAGCTACAAAAGCAATATTAGTAACATCACCATCTGGTAACTTTACAGTTGATGAAGAAATCAATCAAGCAACAACAGGCGCTGTTGGTAAAGTAGTAGAGTGGGATAGTTCAAACAACATACTTTATTACATACAAACTAGATTTAATGATGAGGGTATAGACAGTAATGGTGATTTAACAGCATTTTCTGGTACGAATACTATCACAGGACAAAGTTCAGGTGTTACAGCAACACCTTCAAGTTCATCAACTACTGTAGATAACATTGCATTTACAAGTGGTTATGCAGCTTCTGAAATTGACTCAAATACTGGTGATGTAATTTATGTTGAAAATAGATCACCAATTACAAGAGCTTCAGATCAAACTGAGAACGTTAAATTAATAATTGAATTTTAGAGGGAAATAAATGCCAAGTCCAACAGACTTTAACCTCTCGCCTTACTATGATGACTTTAACGAAAGTAAAAAGTTTCATAGAATACTTTTTAGACCAGCATTTGCTGTTCAGGCAAGAGAGTTAACACAGTCACAAACACAATTACAAAACCAAATCGAAAGAGTATCTGATCATATTTTCGATAAAGGTGCAATGGTTATTCCAGGTGAAATTGGTTATGACTTGGATTATTACGCAGTAAAACTATCTAGTATTTCTTCTTCAAATACTCTTGCTCAATTTACAGTGGGTACAATTTTAACAGGTGGTACTTCAGGTGTTACTGCAGAAATCGTAAATACAGTAGCGAC